CTAGTGAGCTTTTTGTCAAAGAATTGTCATTTTTGTCAATTCAAATCAAAGATTTAAAAGAGCAAATTAAATTTATGCAGCTTGAAATAAAGCAAAACGCGTTAGATCGCTGGACTAGGTCAGATCACAACGAGTACGCAAAGACTGTAAACGAGAGATTTAAAAACCTTGAAAAAAGAATGATAAGGCTTGAGCAAATAAAATGACTGTACTTTTGGTGGAGGAATTAAAAACAACGCTAGAGCAAGATTTTACGCTTGCAGGTTCGCGCGTTTACCAAATTTCAGCTTTAAGACCGTTCGTATGCATGTATGCTGCTCCTAGTGGAACATTTACTTTTTCAATTAAAAGTGGATCCAATGTTTTGGGAAGCCTTTCGTTTACAAGCGCAGATATTCAATCAGACTTAAACACATCAAACACTTATGCCTATCTACACAAAGCGTTAGAGTTTACTAATGACATTCCGTTAAGAGCGGGAACTTATACCTTAGAAATGTCAGCTAGCGGTTATACTTACTCGCCTGACTCATTTATGAGTTGGGTCAAAAACAACGATTTATTTTTTGAAGTAGACGGTACAATAAGTAACGATACCAATAACCCGCACAGCTTTGAATTATGGGAAAATAAGAGGGCTATTTATGGCTAGAATTTTAGATTTTACTGACGGCTTTTCTCAAGCAGCAGCACCAACGACAAGCGGAACTACAAGCGTAGCGATTGAGTCAAGCTCTAATCAAGCGATTGCAGACGGTGGGCAAATCACTGTGCAAAACGTAACTTTTCAGCATTTAAAAGTTAGCGGAGATAGCGGTGCACAATCTGCGTCAACTACTCCGTTCACTGGAACGTTGCCAGATAGATCGATTATAATTTTACAAGGCACTGACTCGACTAATACACTTACACTTGCAAATAACGATGCAGCAGGTGGGTGCATTTTAAATGGCGATGCTGTTCTTGCTGAGTATTATATTCTTAAACTTATTTATGACTCTGACGCTGACCGTTTTATTGAATTAGAAAGGAACTTTGCATAATGAAATATTTTATTCTGTTATTCACATTACTTTTTCACACGTTAGTTTATTCACAACTTAACACATCAAATAGAACGGTAAATCAAAAACTTTATTTTAAAGCAGGTGCAAACTTTGACAGCTTAACGGCTGACAGACCGGCATACATTGATAGCTCTGGCGATATAGTATCTCAGCTTTTAGATTTAACAACGGATGTTACCGGTGTTTTACCGCTTGCTAACGGCGGTACTGGCTCGGCAACTCAAAACTTTGTGGATTTGACCACCAACCAATCAATAGCAGGTCAAAAGACTTTTACAGATGACACGGCTATTGATGCATCAGGTTCAGGAGATGCTTTAACCATTACTCATAGTGGCTCAGGTGATGGGTTATCTGTTAACCATAGCGGATCTGGAATAGCAGCTACAATTACGGGAACTGTTGATGTTACGGGTCAAGTAAACTCTGATAACCTAACATTAAATGGAAACACTGTTAGCTCAACCGACACTAACGGAAACATCATCTTAGATCCCAACGGAACTGGTAACGTAAATCTGCCTGACTTAACGATTAGCCAGCCTGCTTATATTGATGCATCAGGTAATTTAGTTTCTCAAGACTTGTCCTTAACATCGGATGTATCAGGTATTTTACCAGAAGCTAACGGTGGCACGGGGTTAGATGCAAGTGCTGTGACCGACGGTCAGCTTCTCATTGGCAACACATCCGATAACACTTTTGATCTAGCAACATTAACAGGAACAACAGACCAGGTCTCGGTAACAAATGGTAATGGATCAATTACATTGGCCACACCGCAGGATATTGCGACAACATCAAGCCCAACTTTTGCAGGCGTTACTTCTACTGGCGATATATTGATGAGCGGCACAGGTCAGATTGACCTACCCGTAGGAACGACAGCGCAACGCAGCGGCTCACCTAACAGTGGTATGCTTCGCTTTAATTCTGACACTTCTCAATTTGAAGGCTACGATGGCTCATCATGGGGCGAAATTGGCGGCACAGGTGGCAGCACAGGTGGCGGCGGTGGCGGTCTTGATATTTTCTATAACGAAGATCACGAGACTGGCACAGATTCATCAAGCTACACCACAGGGCTAAACGCAACATTCGATAATGGCGGTACACTTGGCGGTGCCCTAGCAGATGAAACAACAAACCCGATTGCAGGTGCTACATCAATAAAGTACACAACCAGCGCAACAGCAACTAACTCAACCAACGACTGGATTGCAAGTGCATCAATCACATTAGACGATAAGCAAAAGGGTAATTTTGTCGGGTTCAACTTCTTCTACACATGGGATGGCTCGGACGATCTTTTATGTGTGATTGTTTGGGATGATACAAATAACGCTGTGTTAAACGACTCGACAGATTGCTTAGAGACCGCATCTAATCCAACTCGATATAGTCTTGGTGTTTTTATTCCAACATCAACCAATGCGATAAAACTTGGCTTTCATCACACAGGTACAAGTGAGTCGAGCAAGGTTCTAGTCTTTGATGATTTAGAGCTATCAAGTAATCCGTTTGTTTATAAGAATCTAACTGAAACCGGAGAGTTCTTCGTAAACGATTCGGCAGGAAGACCTTCATCTGGTGAGACCTACGGAATTTACTTCAACTCGGCAGGTATTCAAAAAAATACCTTGAGTGGTTTTGGGACGGTTACAGAGGGTTCTAGCTCAACTGGTGCGAAATTTACCGCCAACAGAAAATGTGTAGTAACGGCATACTTGAATTTTGAAAATATTACAAACACTGCTGGTATAGGGTTTACGATAAATGGTGATCTAACAGCCTCCATCTTAAGCAATCCAGCGTCAGGTATAAGAAGCTTTGCAAGGGCATCAGATCCCGGTAGAAGTTTCACTAGCAGTGTAACAGTTGAGCTTGAAGCTGGTGACGTTTTAGCCCCACACCTAGAGTCTTTGATAACTCTCGAAACAGGAAATGACTATGCGGTATCTCTTGGCTTTGTAGTCCAAGCCCCAGCCGAACACGTTGTTACCCCCCAAAAGAATAACATCGTGTCAGTTCTTGCCGAGGGTAATGGTGGCGAGTCAATAACTGCCGCTACTACTAACGTCACGTTTACCGAAGTTATTGACAGTGACGGTGCTTGGGATGGAACAACTTACACAGTACAGGACAGTAATTCAGTCATCCATATCAACGCTTCAGTTTATTTTACAACCTCAAATAGTCGCCAAGTTGATATGTATGTCAACGGAACTAGGTATAAGAAAATTGGAGACTACTTGGGAACCGATGTGGAAAGGGGGAACTACAAGTCGGTAAAGGGTGAGTTCACAGAAGGGGATGCGATAACTTTTAGAATTGCTGTTAACGGCGGTACCCTAAGCAGTGACTCTCTCTTTCACTTCTTGAATATCACCGAGTATAAGGACGCCCAGATACTTTCTGCTATTCCCGTCCCTTTAGTTGTATATTTAGACACGGATGCTACCTTGTATCAGACGTCAGTCGGTGGTTCAGCTTCATATAAAACTCAAGATATTGTCAGTGTGTCAGGTGATAGTAGCTTTGTTAGTGTTTCATCTAATCAGTTCACGCTTCAAAGAGGTAAATATTTTATAGAGTTTGGAGTCGGTGCTAATAACGTGGGAGGCTGGCTTGATTGTGTTATTTACAACATAACTGATTCTGCTAACCATGAAGAGTTTTTAGACGTAACCCAGTCAAGCATTAGTGCTGTTCACTTTAACACAGTCTATTCGACGATAGAGATTTCATCCAGCAAGACCTATGAAATTCGCACAAAGTCTGGCGCGTCAGGTTTTGAATATCTGTCTAGGGTGAAAATAACAAAAATAAAGTAGGTATGAATAAATGACTACCTTTTCAGAACATATTCAAAAAACGAAATCTGAAAAAATAACGTTGTGTCACGTTGAGCCAAAACGTCATGTCATGGAATGGACTTCACAGGGTGCGGGGGTTTATACTCGGGATGATTCTCAGGTGATTATAAACGTCGAGGACGACGGAATAGCCCTAAATGAAGCTGCAAGCGCAAGCGTTAGTGTAGGCGAGTTTTTTTATGATGTTGACGACGGGACTTTATACGTTCACTTATCCGATTCTTCTAATCCTGCCGACTCTGATGTTTATATTACTTACCGATACTTTTTCTCAAATATTCCAATTAATCTTCCCTATGACTTAAACACAGGCGAAGAGGTTTTTTATGATGGTCGATTTAATGGATTTTCTCCAATAAGCTTCGAC